CCCGAGCTGTGACACCTGTACGGCTCTGTCCAAATCACCCATTTGGGCAAGCTGCACCGCCGCATTTGAATAATCAGCTTGTGAGGCATCACCGGACATTAGTGGAGCCATCAGGTCGGCAAGCATACCTCGCTGCCGCCTTCTAGCAGATAAAGAGCCAATATCCTGGCCTAGCTGTTCAATGTTGCCAAAGCTAGGGTTGGCAAGCCGTGCTGCCGAACTAAGTGTTAAAGCCATTTTTGGCCTCCTTACGAAATAATGCCAAGCTGTCTCAAAATATCAGGCCCATATTCCTCAACGGCCCCGCCAATAATGTCGCCTATGCCGCCCTGACCGCCACCAGCGCCACCCATAGCGCCTGAAAGCAAGCTAGTACCAAGTCTACCCATCAGTTCTGCCTGACCGATACCTGACCCCAGAAGGGCGTCTAGGCCCGCTATAGAGGCTTCACCGAATAAGCCAGTGCCATATAGCTGACCACGTTGCGCCAACTGAGAAGCCAGCAGGCCACGCTGTAGGGCATTCTGAGCCTGAGCCTCTGGCAAATACGCCGCACCCAACAGCTGAGTACCAAGCCGCGCATCTTGCGCTTGCTCTGCTTGAGCCTGCTGTATTGCCGCCAGTGAAGCCCTAGCCTGCGCTTCTTCTTGGGCCTTAGCTAGTGCCAGTTGCTCTGGTGTACCACCAAACATAGCTGTTCTAACACCCAAACGACCCTGATTAGCTAACCGCTCTTCAAGGGCTAAACGCTGACGCTCTTCTTCTCCAAGCTGAGTAGCTCTAATCCGGTCAAATATCTCTTGCTCACGAGTTGCTCGATCTGATGTAACAGCATCAAGGAGGGTTTGCGCGCCAGTAAATGCACCTGTAGAAATAGCCTGCTCTGCAGGGCTGTATGTTGTCTGGATGTTTGGCCCTATCATTGGCCCTGCACCAGTGAGTGCGCCACCAGCATTTCTAGCGGCCGCAAACTCCTGATTGGTAACTACACCGTCATTATTTATGTCAAACCCACGCATTTGTGAAAACTGCTGATTAGCCATAGCCTGCTCACGGGTTATCCCCTGAGTTTCCATAAGCTGCTGAATGCGGGCTTCTCGTCCCATTTCAGGAAACGATCCCGGTGCTGGAATGCCTACGCCAACGCTAGAACCCGTCCCCGTAGTAACAGTAAATGGCTTGAACTGCGACCGCGCGAAGGCTTCTTCAGCAATCTGGCCTGCGCCTACAAGCCCACGCTCACCAATAGCACCCAGACGATCATAAGCTCCCGTCAAAGCCCCCAGCCCGCCAACAGTAGACGCTATAGGGACTATATTGTTAATAAGCCCACCAAAAAGACCGCCAAGAAAATTTCCAAATGGGTTAGTTGACTCTTCTTGGGCAGATGATGGCGTTACTGCTATCGCCTGATCTATTAAATCTTGGTACGAATGACCCGCTTGATGTGGCATTAGTACGTTCCTCTCACTTTAAAAATCATTACAGTGTCTTGCCTATCAACGCCAAGACATTCATTTCCTGTAAGGATATAGATGCACCGTTTACTTCTGTTTGCAAACCTACCGTAATCACAGTGCCATTACCCGTACAATTTAAAGACTTGCGGCTAATCAAATCACCTAACGAAAACTCAACAGCCGTATATTCTGACACGCCATAAAATCCAGGCGTGGATGTACCCACCCTAAACCTTGATGTGTTGGCCTGAACCGAAAAGTCATACGTCCAGCTAAGAATAATGTCGGCATCATTACCGCCAATAATCGTGGGTCGTATCTTTTTAAGAATCTTGATCTTTGATGGATCGCCAAAGGTCAGGCCGGGGCTTGAATATCGGAAAATATAAGACGAGTTGTTGTCATCAAAGCCATCGTACTTACCAATACCAGCCGTAGTGCCTATATAAACAGTGCCATCCCTGTCTCTGGCAAAAGACTTGAACCCTACGCTGGGCCACTTGGTTACGCGGAATGAGCCATTTTCCAGCCTACCCCTAAGATCAAAGCAGTAAACAAGGTTGCTGTCGGGTAGGCATAGCAGATAAAAATAGTTTTCAGGGCTGTATACGCTGCTGGCAGGGCTAGTTTTAGCCGCCAAAAATCCAATCAGTTCCTGTTTTACGTTACGGCTAAGGTCGGATATAGGCAGAGACTTCTCTTGTATTGTCCTGCCAAGACTACGCAAGCCATCGTCACTTAAAAACAACAGATCAGTGCCAATACTGACCACTGTTTTACGATCAATGCAGCCTACGCCTGACACAGTATCGCTAATCGCCATGCTTGCAGGGCTATCAGCACCGCCATAAACAATAATGCTGTGTTCACCAAAGACTACAAGAAAGTCATTATGCGCAGCTAAAGCAACAATTTTGTCAGCACCATCAGGCCATGCTTTGGATACGTCAATGTTGCCGCTAGAGCCACCCGTAAAGGCATTGCCATCTAATAGATCAGACCAGTAAATAACTGTATCGTTAGTAGCGTTACCTGCAATAAACAATCTACCAAACGCTGCAACAACTTCGTTTGCCTTAAACGTAGCGTTGGTAGCACCACCGTTAGCTACCGTAAATGTTCTCAGCCCGTTGCTGTTGTCGTGAACAAGCGGGTCATAACCGCGCTGAAAGAAGTAAGCCTTGTCGTTGAAGTTTACAATCTTCCAATCATTGGCGGTAATTGTGTATGAGCCGGGAGTCACATCTGTCAGCGTTGTCGTACCGCTGAGTATCTTGTTATTACCAGTGCTAAATATCGTTTCGTTGCCAGCACTGTCGTAAAACTCATGGATATTGTGGATATGGTCTGTACCCAACGCTGTTTTGTTGGTAGTCAGGACGTTATTACCCTTACGAGACGCCAATCGGCCCTGTCGATCGATAATCGCGTTATCTGCGATTTCTGCGAATGACGTATCTTGGGCAATAGGAGAGTCTTCCGAGTTAACGCCCTTAAAGGCAGGGGCGACAAGATCAATGCTGCGTAACGGCTGTGCCATAACCTATCCTACGGTGTGTAGAAGATTGTCTCTTCTGGGTGCTTCTGGGCATCTAAGGCGATCGCATCAGACAAATGCTTATCAGCGATCGCAAAGTATTCAGCAGTAGACGTACCGCCCGTCTCACCTCTTTCCCTTGATAACAAGGCTATTGCCATGTGCAAGACGGGGCCACTGGGTATCGCAAGCGTATCCGAATCTGCTGACAACGCGACATTTCGTAAAACTACGCGAACCTTCAGCGTATATGCCTGATCCGGTGTCGGATATAACTTGACCTGGGTATCACCGCTGCCATCAACACCGGCATAAGTAAAGTTCTTGGGAGAGCCTGTAACGGCCTCCTGAATAAAGTCCTTATCGTCAAACCAGTTCTGGGTCTGATACTCGACCAAGCAATTAGACGTATCGTTAATAAAGTTAAGAACCTTGCCTTCATTACGGCTTCCGGTTAAGGAATAAAGGTTGTCACCATTTGAGGTGGTAATCGTCAAAGTATTGCGTAATGGCGACCAATCCCATGCAGTTTCTACAAGGTCTTTGGCGTCATTTACATAATCACCCACCATCTTGCTGTAGGTGCTTTCCGATACGTTACTTACTTCGTCTTCTCTAAGACGCCGCAATACTCCGTTAACTAAGTTTAAATATGTCATACGGCTTTCTCATTCAATAAACTGCCAAATAAACTGTTTAACGCCCGACCTGAAGGCTTGTCTCCGTAAGGCGTTGCCATTGCCAAAGCGTATGCTTGATTTAACTGAGCTACCGCATCTTGTTGTCTAACAATATCTGAAAGCATTGTCGGCGCTTGTATACGAATATCTCGTTGAGTCAGCGGCTCAAAAGGCGTCACGGTTCTAGGCACACTTGCCATAGCGCCAACACCAGCTCCCTTAAACAAGTTGAGCAGGTCGCTTTCCCCGTCTTTAGCGCCATCACCTTCCGGATCCTTTGTTTCCGTTTCTGTGTCTTTGCCTCCTGCCGCAATATCTGACATTTCAGCATCTTTCTGAAATATCTGCTCCTGAGTTTCGCCGTCTTTGTCATTTAAATCGCCAGATTCACCATCCTTATCTGACTCTGGATCTTTGGATTCTGACTCTGGATCGCCAATATCTTTTGTATTAGCTGTTTCGCCGTCCTTGCTTGACAACAAATCAACTACAACCTCGCCATCCTTTGTTGCTAGGTCAACATTTTGATCTTCACCTTCTTTGTCATTTAGATCGCCAGATTCGCCGTCTTTTGTAGTATCTGCTTGGCTTTCACCGTCCTTGCTGCCGATAACGTCAGAAATAACTTCCGTGTCTTTTGTTGCAATTACGTCAGATTCATCTTCAGCATCTTTTGTTTCATTTAAATCAGATTGATCCTCTCCATCCTTAGTGGCATCAGATGCCGTTTCCCCATCCTTAGAAACATCAGATTGAACTTCTCCGTCTTTTGTTCCAATAACATCAGATACAACCTCAGAGTCTTTTGTCCCAACTAAACCAGATTCATCTTCAGCATCTTTTGTTTCGTTCAGGTCAGACTGCTCTTCGCCATCCTTAGTGGTGTCAGTCTGCTCTTCTGCATCTTTTGTTCCAATAACATCAGAGACTACCTCAGTATCTTTTGTTGCAAGATCAACATTTTCGTCTTCAGCATCTTTTGTTTCATTCAAGTCGGATTGCTCTTCCGCGTCTTTAGAGCCAGAATCATCAGCTTGATCCTCGCCATCCTTTGTAGCGTCCGTTTCTTCTTCACCATCCTTTGTGGTGTCGCCAATAGAGTCTTCCCCATCCTTGTTGCCTATTGAAGCATTAACGGATTCAGTCAAATCCTTGTCTTTTTGCTCTGCCTCTGCGTTAGGGTCTGGGGTAGTGTCTTTTAGAGCCTTTTCAGCAGCATCTTTTGCTGTCTGCTCTGCATCCTTGTCTTTTTGCTCTGCTTCTTCAGGATCTTTGAATTCAGACTCTGGGTCGCTAATAACTTCTTTTTCTTTTTGTTCTGCCTCTGTTTGCTCTTTTTCGGTTGCCTCTGTCGTGATGTCCTTATCTTTTGTTTCTTCTTCAGCTACCTGAGCATCTTTTTCTTGCTCTTCTGTAGCATCATCTTTGTCCTTTTGCTCATCTTCTTGAGCTTCTTTGTCTTTTTCTTCTGTTTCGGTTTCTTCAGGCTCTGGATCACTAGCTTCTTTATCTTTTGACTCTGCTTCTGTGTCTGAGTCGTCGTCATCCTTTTTTTGCTGTTCAGTTCTATTGTCTTTGCGGGCTTGCTCTGCCGCGTCTTTTGCAGCCTGCTCAGCTACATCTTTGGCTAAGGCTTCAGGGTCGCTAAAGTCCTTAATAGGCGGTTCAGTAATAACTGTTCCGTCAAAGTCTTTAAAGATGTCTAGTAATGTTGTTTCACCATCCTTGTCTGCATCTTTAATTTGAACATCAACATCTTCTGACTCAGCCTCTTCATCAGCGTCTTTAGCGTCAGCGATCTCGCCTTGTGTTTCTGCCTGCTCTTCTTCATCCCCCGTCCAGTTGCCGTCCTCGTCTATGTTGTCCGAGTTTTCTTCAAGCCAATTCTTGCCTTTATCTTGAATTGCTTTTGGCGCATTTGAGTTGGCCGCAGCGGTAGATGCTTTATCTACGGCATCTTGACCTACATGACAGACACCATTTGCATAATATCCACCAGACGCATTACACGCTTGCCTTTCTGCTCTTATTTCTGCGCGAACAACAGCGTTTGTAGCTCTTACCTCATCTAAATTAGGCGTTCCTATTACGCCTATTTGACCTGTGAGAAGCCCAGTGCCTCCTATCTGGTTACCGTCTTGGTCAGTAAACGGTGTAAGCTCTGCCATTACTTAGCCCTCAGCTTCATCAGCTTATCAGCACCACGGATTCCAAATGACGCAGATACCGCAAGAAACAATAGATACTGATACCAGTCAGGCAAAGTAGATAAAACGTCAAAGCTGTAACGAACACGATCAACAATATCGGCATCGTCAGCCACAACAGAGTATCCAAGGCAGAATAGTGGGACTGCGAGTACAACCGTCCAAAACTCGTCTTTCCACGAGTTACCAGACGCCTCAGCCATCTTTTCTTCCCAGGTGGCTGTGTTGCTAATGACCTGCATCTTTGCCTGATGCTTGGCTTGGGACTGTTCATGGCGATTGTTCATCCATGTCTTTGCCAACCCTGCTACCGG